TTGGTGGGCCGGCCGAGTGTCGAAGTTTCGATATCGGTGGATCGAGTCATGCACGAGGCGGGAGGCCGCGAACTCGGCCTGGTTTTTGGAACGATCGGCTTCGAGCCGTAGTGCATTTGGATAACACGCGACTACTGCAGTACTTAAACGTAAAAAAATTAATCTTTGGGTAATGGACGGAAGAGTTCGATTGATGTAGTCTATACAAAACCCGGAGGTTTTCGCTTTTGGCACGGCAGTTGCTAAGGGTGGAGAGCATGAGGAGGCGGAGATGAAAATGGGCCACCGTTCGAGAATAATTTCACCAAACGCCACTCATCAGTTTATTTGAAACTTTGATGGCGAATTTTCGTCTGTACCACAGAAGAGAAAGAGCGAAAAAAGCCAGACAAGATGTTTGGAAGACGAGGAAAGACAAATGACCAAGGCTGAACTGGAGAAATATAAAAACATCCTGGAGACGAAGCAGAGGGAACTGACCGGTTCGCTTCGGAACAGGGACGAGATTGCCATCGAGAAGGCGCCCGACGCGCTTGACGAAGTGCAATTGGCGGGCGAACGCGAACTCGCGATTCGCAATCTGGACCGGGATTCCACCATGCTGCGGCAGATTCGCCGCGCGCTGGCTCGCATTGCCGACGGATCGTACGGCGTCTGCCTGCATTGCGAAGAAGACATCTCACCCAAGCGCATGAACGCCGTGCCGTGGGCTGCTTTCTGCATCAAATGTCAGGAGCAGGTGGATCGTCACGAAATCGAGGTTGAAGATTCGGCTGACTTGTTCGCAAGCGCCGCATAAACACCTGCGAGTCTTCCAAACCTCTGACGAGTTTCCGGGCGGACCCTCTGAGGTCCGCCCGATGTGTTTCCGGTGTTACCCAAATTACGTTCGAAACTCGTGTGCGTTAGCGCAAGCCGACGAACGACATTAGTCGTCCAGCGGCCTCGCGCTCGCGCCGGAACGAAAAGAATTTGTCGGCTCGGCAGAATGTGCACTCAACTGATTTCCAGATGTCGTTCACGCCGAGGGCCCGGAGCTGCCTTTCGTTGACCGAGGGGAGATCGAGGTGTACGTGTTCGTGCACATGTTCCATTTCTGTATTCCATTTCCCAAAGTGGCGGGCGACTTCCGGCCCGACCTCGTAGCAGCAGACTCCGATGGAAGGACCAATGGCCGCCCGTAAATTTTCCGGACGCGCGTTCCAGCGGGCCGCCATTTCCCGCACTGCCGCGGCGGCAATATTTTGCGCGGTTCCGCGCCACCCTGCGTGAATTGCCGCAACCGCCCGAAGCGTGGGATCCACCAGAAGTACCGGCACGCAGTCGGCTGTCTTCACTCCGACGCGAACGCCGGGTTCATTCGAGATCAGGGCATCCCCCTCTAGTTAGAGCAACGGTATATGGCAAATAGAGGCCAGAGGAGGCCGGTCGCGACGGAGATTCCATAACCCCAACAGTTGCGGGCAGATACGCTAGGCGCCGATGGCCACAGTCGAGGGGCGACCGCGCGGCGATAATTTGCAACTTCCGCCCTATGTCCGGACCGACCCAACCAGAAGTCAATAACTTACGCGGACGCACCGGATGGCTGTGCGGACACGAGTGCGGACATAAATAAAAACGGCGCCGGCGGAAAATGTTCCGGACAGCGCTGGAAGAGTTTAATCTTATTTACCCTTGGGGCTTACGATTTGCGCTTCGTCTTCGGCGCAGTGCCGGGCGCGCGGCGATTATATGGCTGGACGTGTTTTCCGTCCTTGCGCGTATAGCCATGGACGTGCACAGGCCCAGAACTCTTCGGCGTTACCTTTGCCGAACTCTTGGCGAAGATCGGGGTGACCGCTAGAAGAATAATAAGGAGGCGGGAAGCGAAGGCTTTGAGCATTCGCTGAGTATATATCAGGAGCGGTCAGCCGGACATGCCGCCCGAAGCTGGTCAAGCGCAGCCCCCACACCGCTAAGGTCGAACGTCACATGCCCCGGACCTTCGTCGAGGAGCGGGGTGAACGTCACCCGCAATGTCTTTGCCGATCGAAACTCCGCTGCCATACGGCCATCCCCAATGAATAAACGCGTGCTGCCTTTAAGCTCATGGGCTGTGACGACAGCGTCACGATCATCGAGCCGATAGGTAACCGGGAATCCGCGACGCCCAGGCTTCGACTGTACGCCAGGATCGACAAAGACGTCCAAACGTCCATAGCGGCACTGGAAACCGAGCAGAGTGCCCGCGCTTCTGAGCTGGGCCAGTGCACCGGCCGGCTTACCATCCACACTGAAGCCGGGCTCGACGGTCCAGCCGGTGGCAGCAACCGGCTGCCGCGAAGGCGCACAAGCGGTGCATATAGAAAAGACCATCACTATATAAGGTAAGCGTTTTACCAAATCAACCACCTGTCACCCTATTTTCCGCCGGATTTTCCGGTTTTGCTAGCGCTATTGTTGGAAGTTAGCGCTATTCTGCAAACCTGCAGCACGGATTCGACAGCCACAATGATCTCCGGCTGTCCACTCTCAATGACCTCGTCGAGCATCCGATGCATCACGTCCCCCAAATCCTCGCCTGCCGGCACGCGCGGCATGCGCACCTTTTTACCTGGTTCGTAAACGGCCCGGACCTTGAATTCTCTTCCGTCGAGCTCGATGGCGAAGTCGGGAAGCATCTTTCTGGCAGCCAATGATTTCAGCTTTTCCAGCGATCCTTCGCTAACTTTTTGGCCCGCTTCGTATGCGCGGATCGACGCGACAGACAGGCCGAGTTCCGTTGCGAGTTGCTGCTGGCTCATGCGAAGCGCGTGACGTAATCTGCGGACCACCGTAGAATCCAACCGAATTTCCTCCGTAACGTATTGACTCTCACAAACACTAGCGCTAGGATAGCGCTAGTAGTGTCTGACTCAGACTCCAGCTTGAACAATACCGCAACTGCGGACTTCCACAAATGGACGTGGTTTCGCGCCAATCGCGGGGTATTTCAGATTGTCGCTAAACGACAGAGGAAGCGACCGGTGACAGCGGACTATGTCCGAAAGGTTTTCTGGGAGCAACGCAGCTCAACTTCGATTCGACGAGCACTTCAGCGATTCGGAGCCCCAATGAAAGGCCCGCGGCGTGCCAGCTGACAACACCATCCATCGGATCCTTGACGCCATATATGATTCCGGCGATCCGGAATTCATCGACGCGACCGAACTGCTGTTACGGACAACTCTCCGCGGAGCGATCGCCAGCCAGCATTCCAAACGTTTTCCCGGCTCTTCTGCTGAGGCCGTGCAGTACACATTACTCCCCCGAAAGAAGAGTATTCGCCCACGGAACGGAAAAAACAATGGCTGAGATCCTGCCGATTTCAGACATCGACCAGCGGCGGGCTGATGCACAGCACCATTCGGACCAACCCGACATCGCCACTCTCATAAAACGCCACGCAGTCCAGGACTTGAAGGAATGCCGCTGGTCACGCGAGGAAGTGGCCGATCTGCTTTCCCGCGACGTGCGGCGTCCGATCACTGTTTCCCAGATCGATGCCTTCGTTGCCGAGTCGAAAAGCCATCGTTTTCCCCTTGATCTGGTGGCGGCGTGGGTTCGTGTGACAGGCTCACGCCGACTACTGGATCTGGCGTGTGCGGAGTCCGGCCTCTACCTCGTAGACGAAGTAGCTCATAGCCTCGCGGATTTCGGGCGCACAGTTCTGGAGCGCGAGGAAATCACAGTGAAGGAAGCCCGCCTCAAGGCCTTGCTGAAGGAGCGCATCTGATGGCAGCCAAAGCTCTCCTCACGCGCGACGTAGCGGCCGCGCTGGAAGTCTCCGACCGCCACGCGCGGCGCCTGAGCAGCGGTGAGCTTAAGGTCGACGCGAGTGCGCGGGCGGTCCATCTGCAGCACAATCCGGCCGATCTTCCGCCAGACGCACAGGTCCGCTGGGCGCGCGGCACCAACGTCATCCCGATGACACCAGGGGCGGGCAACGGTCAGATGGCGCTTGCACTGACCGTCCCCCTCGGGCCGAACCTCTCCGAAGCGGACCGCATCGCCTGCGAATCGCGCTACAAGGTCATCGAGCCGCTGCTCAAGCGTGACGCGTTCCCGGCGGTCTGGTCACAGGGCAACCAGTCGAAGGTAAAAGTCATCGACTGGCTCGCCAAACAGCACAAAACAAAGCGTCGAACGATCTATAACTGGCTTGCCGCATGGAGTGAGGGTGGCTTACCGGCGTTGGTCCCGAAGGACCGTAGTGATAAGGGTAAGCCCAAATCGTTGAACGCGGCTGCGCTCGAATTTCTGATCGCGGCCGCGTTCCCGAAGCACGGTGCCTACGGCAAACTGACGGTCCGGGACATCTTCCGCGCCTACGGCGAGGAACGCATCTGGCGGGCGAAGAACGCCGGCGCCAAGCTCGGCGACTTCGACCGCGCCAAGTACGCCCGCTACTCGACAACAGACGGCTGTCTCGCACCCATCGCACAGCTTCCGCTCGCCAGCTACAGCACGTTCCGAAACTGGTTCGAACGCATTCCCGAAATCGCGAAGACGATGGCGCGCGAGGGCGACGAAGCCTTCCACAACACGCAGGAAATCATCAGTTTCCGCAATCTGACGGACATACAGCCGCTCGATTACGTCGTCATGGATCACCGGCGGCTGGACCTTTTCTGTCTGGTCCCCGACCGCGCCGGCACATCGAAATCTGGTTGGCTGCTCGCCCGCCCATGGCTCACCGCCGCGATCGATATGCGTACGCGCAAGTGGCTCGCCTGGTGCATTGTCGAGACGCCGTCATCGGACTCGATCGCGACGGTGCTCAAGCGCCAGTTTCTCGAATACGGCCTGCCAATTTCCGTCTACTGGGACAACGGTAAAGACTTCCGTTGTGAATGGCTGGAAGGCCGGTCCCCGCGCACTGAATCGCGCCGGGTGGATCACCTGGAGACGGGCTTCAGAGGCGTGATGGACACCCTTGGTATCCGGGTCCATCACGCCATTGTGAAGCGGGCACGCTCGAAAATAATCGAGCCGAACTTCGGACGCACCGCCGACTTCGACCGTACGCTGCCGTGGTGGTGTGGACATCAACCCACCGCGCGGCCCACTGAACGCTTCGACAAACTTCTGCATCAGCATGAGCGCTGGCTCGCTGGTGAGAACGTCGAGCCGGCCTTCCCGACGATCGGCGAGGTCGCGGCCTTCTATGATGACCACCTCAAAGAGCTGAACGAGCGCGAGTTGGCTGGCGAGGGCATGAACAAGATCACGCCCACCGGCCGCGGCTGGATGTGTCCGAACGAAGCGTGGGAGCAGTTGATTCGGCGCGTCGAGAAGCGGACCGTGCCGGAGGAAGTCATCCATCTCTGCTTCGCCAAACGGCGGAATCTGACGATCCGGCAGGGTGAAGTCCGGACCACTTTTGGCGCCAAGGTGTGGCACTATCGCCTGACATCGAATCCCTTGCGGCTGATGGCGTTGAACGGCTGCGAAGTGCAACTCGCCTACGATCCGCTGGATCTGCAGACGGCCGCGCTCTATCACGAGAATCGCCTCGTTGGGCTGGTCGATTGCGTCGAGTTGCGACGCATGGGCGAGGACGCCTTCGTCGAGGACGAAAAGGCGCGCCGCCGCGGGCGCCGCGAGACGAAGGACTTCATCGCGAAGGTCCATCAGCACGTACATGTTCCCGGCCACGCCGAGCGTACAGCCCGGCGCGAAGTTACTCCGCGCATGGAACCCGCGCGGATCGCCGTCCCGGCAGCGCTGCCGGCGGCGATGGTCGAAACCGCGGCCGCGATCGCCGAGGACAAGGCGCTCGCAGTGGCGGTCGCAGTACAGAGCGTTGCCGCGGCTGAGGCCGTCGACGACGAGTTCAACTTCTTCCAATAGGAGGGCAACCGGATGCCGAAAACGCAGACGAAGCACACGCAAGGCGACTGGCGGATCGACGGCCAGTTTGACGCCGAAACCTCGGTCATGATCGTGGCTGATTACCCCGATTTCGACGACTTGATCGTCGTCGAAATCGAACCGCAACTTGAGAACTGGTCTGAGCAGGAAATCACCAACATCCGACTGATGGCGGCCGCGAAGAAATTGCTGGAAGCAGTGAAGTTCTGCCGGAGCGTTATCAACGCGAACGGGCCGTTTGAGATGAGCGAGAAACTCGCGATTACAGTCGCCGATGCTGCCATCGCGCTAGCCGAGGGCCGCGCATGAGCCAGGACCGCCAGAACGGCAGCTTCTACTGGATCCGCGAGTTTCCTAACGACGAGCCTGTTATAGCGCAACTCCGTATCGACGAAGTCGATGGGGAGCGCTGGTTGTTTCCTGGTTTGGCGGGGGGGAGAAACCACAGGTACATAAAGGTCATCGCTGGCCCAATCCCGCTGAGTTACGGCGAGGATCTTCGAAAAGTTGCGGGAGAGGCAGTGGAATGACCGTCCGCCAGCAAGTCATCGCCCTGCTCGACCGGCGCCCGGACATCACGCCAGCCCGGTTCGCGTCCGCAATGCCCGGCCTTTCCACTGCGGCCGCGCACCAATACATCGCCGGAACGCTGGCTCCATCCGCCTTCACCGACAAACATTTCGAGCGTGCGCTCCGGGAGATCGAGGCCGGCAACGTCCTCCGCGTGCAGGAGTCGGCGCCGGTTCACATCACGGATGCGACGCCAGCCAGCCGGCGCGTCCGTCGCCAGCGCGATTTCTACGTCGTCGAAACTACCCGGCGCATCCAGCAAGTGCTCACTTACTGCGCCGAGCAGTGCTCGATCGGCATCTGCACCGCCGATTATGGCGTCGGCAAGACTGAGTCCATCCGCTACTGGCGCGAGAACGACGGCCGCAAGCTGGACCATCTCGTCTTCGAATTCGACGATTTCTCATCCCGCAGTGTGGTCGATTTCCTGTCCTGCCTGTCGGACCGGATGGGGCTCATGCAGAAGGTCACTTTCTGCAGCGCAGGCCCGGCGATGCGCGCCATCTGCGCAGCACTCGACGAAAAGCCGATGCTACTGATCTTCGACCAATGCGAGATGGTTGTTCCTCGTATTCTGCAGGTCATCAGGCAGGTCTGGGATGCCACCAGACACGCTGGCGTCGGCATCGCTATCTTCGCGTCGCCGATGCTGCTGGAGCGCCTCCAGAAGGCCCGCGTGCGCGATCTGGGTGCGCTCAGCTCACGCGTCGGTATCTGGGCAGCGCTGCATGGCGTCCAGAAGGGCGAGGCCGCGACTATCGTCAAGCAGGAAGGCCTCACGCAGATCGAGGATGCCGCCTTCGACCTCCTTTATCGCTCCACTGGCGGCTCAATGCGGCGTCTGATGGCCGTCACGGATCTGCTCCTGACGAAGCACAGCGGCAAGGTGATCACGGAAAAGACCGTCGCCGGCGTCGCGGCGAATCTCTGGGGGATGCAGATCGCATCCGTTGTGAGGGTTGCGTGACGAATAATCCCGATCCTGTTGTTTTCCAATCGGCGCCGGGCCGAGTAACGGCCATCCATAACGTCCATTGCCGCTCTTGTCGCACCATCCTGACGGTCCGGGGATATGCGACGCGCGGCGCTTTTGAGGCGTGGCTGGTCCGCAGTGGCTGGTATGAGGCACGGCAAAACTCAGCGCGCCGGCGGGTTGGCTGGTACTGCCCGGCGGACGCAAAGCAACTGGGGTATCGCCGTGGCGCCTAACGTTGCCGGGTTCATCACGGCGGTGTTTTCGGTGCGTTGCCGGAAGTGTCCAGTCACTGCGAAAGCTGGAGGGCGGACGGCGTCCGCTTTCGCGCGCCTCCTGCTTGTGGACGGCTGGCTGCGCGCCCGCGTCGGCTGGTTTTGTCCGAAATGCGCGAAGAAAGCGGGGCTCGCATGACGGACATGCGGAAGCGCTTACCTCTTTCGATGAGCGTCCGGGCAGAGGCAAAGAATCGCGAGCACCTTGTCACGGCGCTCAAAAGAATCATCCTCGACATCCAAAGCGGCGGCGACAGGGGCGACGTTTCGGGGGCTTCCGTCGACTGGCACTTCAGCGTTTATACGGCGGCAGAGCTTGCGGCGGCCGAGGCGCGGCTCAAGGAAGGGGCGGATCTATGAGGCGTATCCCCGACGATTCCCGCATCGTGATCGGCGGACTGCCGCTCGATCTACTGGACGCCGAGTTGCGCCGCCAGGTTCTTGAGAACGAGGTAAAGAAATTCAGGTGTTTGGCTCTCTGGTTCTCCGGATATGTGGTTGTCATCGGCCTTCTGGTCGGCATCCTGGCATCAGGTAACGAAACCGGGGCAGGAAGCGTTCGTGTGGCCAATCAAGTGATTTCCCAAAGGAGGAAGTAAATGTTTTTCGACTGGATCATCGTTCTGTTTTTGGGTTGCGGCTGGCATCACGAGCTGCACGCCATCGGGCCGAGAAAGGGCCATTTCGAGTAAGTGATGCAGCCGCAATCATATAAGCCGCTGGTCCGCTGGTCGTATTCGGCGTTACTGGAAGCGTGGATCGTATCGGCGAAAGGCAAGGCGGAAGTTGCTGTGGCCTTCCGAACCTACGGCCCGGCGAAAAAGTTGACGGAGGCCGAGATCATCGAGCGATTGTTCGCCTGGCCAGTCACCATGACTTCGCGCCCTTTCCCGCGTGGCGAAGGCGTTCCATCCCGCCTCCAGCCGCGGCTTCAGGAGGTCGGCTAATTGGCGCGTCCAAAGAAGGCCACCGCCGAGCTGGCGTCGATCGAGGATGCGAACAGCGCACTGCACGCGCTGCTCATGGCCGAGGTCGAACTGGAAAAGCAGCAGGGCGCAATGGACCTCGCACGGGCCAAAGCCTCAGCAGATTATGAGGAACCCATCGACAAACAGAAGGCGCGGATCGCGGACCTGACGCTGCAACTGCAGCTCTGGTACATGGCGAACTACAGGACGCTTGAAGAGGGTGATCTCAAATCGAAGAAGCTGCATTACGGCACGGTCGGGCGCCGGCTCAGCCATCCGGCGCTAAAACCGCTGACACGCGCATGGACGTGGGCGGCAATCGCCGTCAAGATCCGCTCGGTCTACAACGCGCGATTCTTCCGCGCCGTCGATCCGGAGATCGACAAGGAACTGATCCGCGCCGAGCTGACTGAAGAGCAGCTCGCGACGGTGGGACTAAAGGTCAAGCAGGACGAAGACTTCTACGCCAAAACCGACCGCACAGCGCTGGGGGCTGGTGAATGAGGGCGTCCTGGTTAGTGCTGATTTATCTGACGCTTAATTGCCCGGTGCGGCTGCAATGCCTCTGGATTCCCGCGTTGCGAGCGTGGCGGATCACCAGTCCCCATTTCGAGCGGGTTTGTGCGGACGAATTCATTCGCTCGTTGCAGTGGATCGACTCTAATAGCTGGCTGAATCGGATCCTTTGCGACGGCGCGTCGCTGAGTTTGGGGCAGGAGCAGGGCATGAGCTGCGAAGTTATCCAGTCCGGATTCGGACCAGCGTTTGTCTGCGGCACATCCAAGCGGCCGAAACCGTGTCACTTCTGCGGTTCGCCGAGTCTTTTTCTGTGTGATTTTAAGGGCGAGCACCCAACGATTACGCCGATTGCGGATTTGCGCGTCGGCGATCGCCGGGCCTATGACAATTGGCGAATTGTCTACCACGCAGTTGAGGGTGAGACCGTCTACTTCGCAGTCGAGAAAAACGGCGGTGCCGTAACGCAGAGTAAGGGGCCGATTCACGGGGTGCTTACCGTCCTTCGACCCGGCACCTGCGACGAGCCGTGCTGCTACAACTGCGCCCGCGAGGTTGATGAAGACGTCCACTACTGCCGCGGTTCGCACTGGAGTCTTCCTTCATGAGCTGGCCGGGCGCATGGCACGAATACTCGACGCCGCAGTTATCGCACGAGTGGATGGTCCGCTATCTGGTGTTGCGCAAGGCGCGGCGGATCGGCATGATCTGGACGGAGGGCAACGGTCGTTATCGGCTCGCGCCAGTCGGGCTCGACCTTGAGCGCGCCGCGTCCAGCATCGGCGTTCCGGAACTGATCAGGATGATCACGGCCCTTGAATCCGCGCCCGCGCGAAAAGGTCCGCAGTCGGAAACCGGCGAAGGGAGTGCCGCCGAATGCGCCGCGTAGATCACACCGATTTCTACGTTCCTCCGGAGCGCACAGTTGCCGGGCCGCTGTTCGATGCCGGCCCCTTCGACCATTCGCCGCTCGGCGAGCCATCGGCGACGCACGAAAAGGTTGTGGCCGCGCTGATCTTCGCGCATCAAGGCCGCAACAATCCGATCTCCATCTCGCGCATCTGCGCCAATAGCGATCTTTCCGAGCGCGAGGTAAAGTCCGTCGTATCCGCGCTCCGGAATGATCACCATATGCCGATCGGCGCGCGGCGAGGATCCACCGCAAGCCAGGAAGAAACGGCGGGCTATTTCTGGATCGTCGACGCCGAAGATCGCGAAGTCGCCGTGGCGCCGTATCGCGCGCAGATTCTCACGATGTGGACCACGCTCCGGAGAATGGATTCGCCGGCGAAGTTGCGCGACTTGCGCGAGCGGTTGACCATTGAGGAACCCGACAGATGAGCGCGGCGGCATCTACATCCATGCCGGTTGCGTTGTGCCCGTGCATGAAGCGACCGCAGCGCGTGCGTGGATTGTGCCGCGCGTGCTGGGGGCGGCAGGTGACTCCATTTCGCACCCAATACAAGTTCACGGCAGAAATGACGGCCGCGTTACGGGCGGCATACAAACTGCGCGGCAAGGCAAAGAGCGCGGCGATCGCAGATCTGGAGCGGAAAACTGGTTGGCCGCGCGCAACCTTCAGCCGCGAGGCGCGACGGTTAAACATCGCCATCGTCCAGCCGATCTGGTCAAAGGAAGAGGACGCCTACTTGCTCGCCAACATCGGGGAAATCAGCCGCCGGGCAATCGCGCGCACGCTCGGGCGCAGTATTCACGGCGTGAGCTGGCGGGCGCAGCAACTCGACATGTCGACGCGGATCCGCGCCGGCTATTGCCTCAACGAGCTAATGGAAATCCTCGGCGCCTCGCGGCCGACGCTGATGCGGTGGATCCGCGAAAATCTGCTCGGGCCGCTCGACGCGACCGATAACGGGCATCGTATCTCCGACGAATCGCTAACGGCGTTCATCCGGCAGAATGGCGCGCTGATCGATTTTCGGATGGCCGATCAAACGTTCCTGAAGGGCGTTTTGTTCGGCGAAGGAGGGCTCTTTGGGTAAAGAACAGGCTCTGCGAGCGAAGCTGTTTCGCGCCCTTCATGCCGAGGGCGCAAAGCGCGGACTGGATCACGATGATCTGCGCGGCATGTTCGGAGTGAAGTCCCTGTCGAAGGTCGAGACACACCTGCTGGAGCAGCAACTGAAGGCGTGGACAGGCAAGGGACTACGTCGATCGATGCCGTTGCCGCGGCGCGGCTATGCCGAGCGAAGCGGTGAGGTTCAGATGGCCGGGCTCGACGAGTTCAAAACGCTGGCTAATGCTTTCTCGATCGCGGGCATGGATGGCGAGGCACAGAAGAAATTCATCGCCCGGCAGTTGCGCGGGCGTGACGCGATCCGCACCGTGGCGGATTTTCACCGTGTATTTTCCGGCCTGCGGGCCATGAACAGGAGAGCAAGCGCATGAACGGAACGGATGTGAACGTAGTCCTCACTTTTGTCGTGGTTATCAGCCTCGCTATGGCGTTGGGCGCGTGGGTGAGCCCGCAAGCCCTGCGGTGGATCACCACGCGCACCTACGCCCGCGCTTGCGCACTGGAGGCATCCCGGAACACATACCGGGAAACGTACAAGTTGGCCGCGCAGGTTGGTTTGGCCGGCGGCGTTCCGCAGGGCGGCAAATAGGGTGCCGCATTGGATGGTGAAGGCGATCTTCTGGACGATCTTCCTCACGTCGATCGGCTTGATGGTGGTGATGCCGGAATGACCGTCGCTGCGTGGATTGGATCGCTTCAGAAATTTGACCCGGCGTTGGACGTGATTGTGCGCGTCGACTCGGATGAGCACGATTTGGTCTTTACCGCGCAAAAGCCCGTTTTTATTGTCGATTCCGGATGTACAGAGACGGAAATGTTGATGATCGACATGGCGGATGGTGACGAGGGGATCACAGAGGAATGAGTTTAAATACACGAGCTTGTGCCCCTGACGGGGGCAAGAGAAAGGGCGCGGATGTAAGCCCGGAGCAGGAAGCCGGCCCGGAGCAACCCAATCACGGGTGGGCCGGCTTTCATAAGTGCGCAGTCACGGGGTGCACGGCACAGATTCTCTTGTCTAAGCTGATCTGCGGGCGCCACTGGAAGCTGCTGCGTTACAACCTCGCGCTGAAAATCTGGCTCGCTGAGAAGGGCCATGGCGTCGGGAGCGTCGAGTATAAGACTGCCTGCAGGGAAGCCGTCGCGTTTTTGACCGATCGCGCTAAATCTGGAATCAAATCCTGATGAAAATATCCGCCCAATCTGCCCAGAACTGCGGCTTGCGTAAAACATTTTTCATGCATTATGGTCTGGCGCATGAACAGGCGGACATACAGCAAATGAGGGCCAACCCCATGTTTCCCATAGCGGAAAACAAAGGCCACACCGTTACCGTCGCCAATCGGCGCACCGCCTCATGCGCGACATCGTTCGCCGGCTCGATGAGCATCTTTCATGCTCGCGGCGAACAGATCGCATTCATCGCGGGAGGCCGGGCCTAAATGGACGAACTGGTCCTGCGGCTGATCCAGGTGCTTGGCGTGCCGGGTCTCGCGATCTGGTGTGCATACAAGCTGCTCGACAAGTGGGCGGCGCAATTTCTGGAAGTCCACCGGCAGCAGGCGAACGCGATTCAGGGCCTGGCGGAAAGCGTGAAAGTCAACCAGGACGGTCAGAAGGAAGTTCTGATGGCGGTACGGGTTTTGGCCGCGAAGGTCGAAGAATCAGTGGGCTGGATGAAAGAGCTGAGCGAGCAAATCAAGGTCGGAGTATCCCAGTCGTGAGCATGGCAGACGTCGAAAAACACAGGCACGCAGCACAGCGCGGTGACATCATCCGCGTGCTGCATGAAGACTACAGCTCGCCGATGACATCGGTTGGTGCGATCGCCGGCGCGCTCGATGCGATGGGTTCCGTCGTCTCGTCGGAGGCGATGCAGTTTCACCTGGTCTATCTGTCCGACGACAGCCTCATCCAGATCTGGCGTAATCGCGACATGCCTACCTGGCGCCGCGATCGCGAGAACCTTGGCAACCCTGCACAGATCCGCTTCGCGAAGTTGCTGCCGAAAGGACTCCACCTGCTCGACGGCCGCATCGCCGAAGATCCGGGGGTGACGTTCTGAGTGGGAAAGATCGGATTCGTTACCGATTCGCTCAGCTCCGCGGCCCAGGAGTTGATGCTTGTGTGTTTTCGGCAAAAGCTCTCGGCCGCGATGACGGCGGCGAAGATCAAGGCCGAAACCGGCGAGGACGTCGCCGAGCGGACGATCGGCCGGCGCAAGAGCGAGTGGGAGGCCAACGAAAAACGGCGCAAGTCCGCGCGGGAACAGATGCAGGATCTGTTGGACGCGATGCGCGGCGGCAATCACACGGCGTCGGAGATGGTGAACGCGCTCGCGATCGAGTCGCTGATGCGCGATCCCGAGGGGTTCATCGATTCCGACCCGATTCGGATGCAGCGGACGTCGCTGCTCGCCGAACAGGTGCGGTTGAAGCGCGATCAGCTCGATCTGAAAAAACGGGAAGTCGCGCTCAACGAAGCGAAGTTCGATCTGCTGAAGCGGCAGAAGGATCAGGCGATCGCCGAAGTGGAAGCGCTCGAAAAGAAAGCCGCGGCGGGCGAGTCGATCTCAACCGAAGGGCTGAAGAAAATCCGCGACATTTACGGCATCGGCCAATGATCGATGGCTTGCTCATGGCTAAGACTCCCGGACGGCACGGCGGTCCACATCAAGCATGCGGCGCCGCGCCGGAAACGTTGCGCCTGCGGGCAACTGGCGGATCGGGAATGCGACTGGTGCGATCGGCCGGTATGTATTCGGTGCTCGACTCGACGCGGGGAAGTCGACGCGTGTCCGGAGCACCAGTACGAGATGCACGAACGACTGGCGATTCAGAGTACCGCCGCATGAGTTCAACGCGAGATAAAACCCCCAACACGGCAGCAAAGACCGTGCGAGCGGCGGACGTGGCGATCGCCGCTCGCACATGGGGCCGGGGGGCTGTGTAGATGTCAGTCGCTATGGCGCCGGCGATTGTGCTGCAGGGTTGGCAGCAACGCTGGATGAGAGACAGGTCGCGCCGCAAGTTTCTGGTGAAGTCCGTTCAGGTGGGCGGTTCGTTTATCGCGACGCTCGAAGTGGTCATCGATTGCATCGAGCGCAAAACGCTGTGGATTATGCTCTCCGCGTCCGACCGGCAATCCATCGAAATGATGGAGAAGGTCAAGATGCACTGCGCTGCAATGGGCGCGGCGATTGAGGATGAGCCTCCAAGTTTCTTCGAGGACACGAAGATCATCCAGCACACCGCGGTCTTTCCGAACGGATCACGCATCATCGCCCTGCCTGCGAATCCGGACACGGCGCGCGGTTTCAGCGGTAACGTGCTGCTCGACGAATTTGCGATTCATCGCGACGCGAAGGCGATCTGGAAAGCGATGGTGGGCCGCACACTGCGCGGCTTCCGCCTGATCGTGCTGAGCAGCTTTAAGGGCAAACAGAACAAATTCTACGATTTGGCGAAGGAATTAGGGCTCGCCGATGGCGTAGCTCCTGATCCTAATCCAATGCATAACGAGACGTGGTCGGGGCATTGGGTTGATATCCGTCTCGCCGTTCAGGAAGGGCTGAACATCGATCTTGCCGAGCTGGAGCGGACGGTCGGAGACACGGACATTTTCAACGAAGAATTTCTATGCATCCCGACCGATGGCGCGCAGGACTTCATCGGCATCGAGCTGGTGCTGAGCTGCGAATCGCCGGCGGCGTCGATCACATTCGATTACGAGAGCCGGCCGGGGCTTTACTTCGGCTTTGACATTGCCCGTAAACGTGATCTGTCGGTGATCTGGATCATTGAGCTGCTCGAAGACGGGACGAAGCTCACGCGCGGCGTTATCACGATGTGGCGCATGAAGTTCGAAGAACAGAAGGCAATCGCGCGGAAGGTCGCGGCGGTTTGTGAGCGCGGCTGCGTTGACGCCACGGGTATCGGCGCCAACCTCGCCGAGAATCTCTCTGACGAGTTTCCCGGCAGGATCGAGGCGGTGGAGTTCAGCGGTCCAAACAAAGAGCGCATGGCGATGGCGCTTAAGACGGACATGGAGAATCGGGCATTTTTGCTGCCCGATGGCGACGTCGCAATTCGGCGGGCAATTCAGGCCGTGAAGAAATTCACGGGCTCAACAGGGGGCGTCCGCTTCGATGCTGCGCGGACGGCTCAAGGCCATGCGGATGAGTTCTGGGCGGCCGCGCTCGCAAACGCCGCCGCGCAGAAGGCGGGCGGCTATGTGCCGGCCAGTGAGTGCGGAATGCAGGGCCGCACGGTGATGGGCAACGTCATGGAGAGGGTTTTCTAATGGCCGGCATCAACACACCAATCTGGGATCTGGTCGTCGCCGACATGCAGCAGCGCAACGAGTTCGGCAAGCGCCAACACGGAGATGAGCTCGTTGCCAACAACGGCAGCGATACGTTGCAGGACGCCTACGAGGAAGCGCTGGACCTCGCGGTGTACCTGCGGAAGCTGATCCATGAGGGCGAGCTGCGCGAAGAGGCTGACGCCATTGAGCGGGCCGAAGGCGAGGGCATGATTGACGGGCGGCTTTCGTTCGAGGAAGCGGAGGTACTGCGTGGCGTCATTTGATCCAGCGATCGCATTTGTGCTCGCGAACGAGGGCGCGACGGGGCGCAGAGACACCCAGACCGGCGAATATTCGCGCTATGGCATTACGCGCGCCATCGCCATAATGCTGCAGTTGTGTCCGCCCGCCGAGGCCAAATCGTTAATCGACGGACTGACGGAAGATCGCGTGAAGGACTTCTATCTCGATCGTTTTTGGCGTCCGCTGCAGCTCGATAAATTTCCGCAGCCGATCGCGACGAAAGTGCTCGATATGGCCGTCATGATGGGCCAGTTACAGGCCGTGAAAATCCTGCAGCGGGCGTGCCGCGCGCTCGGAGCGACGATCGCTATCGATGGAGTCCTCGGTATCCGTACGGTGCAGGCGATACACATTCTCTGGCCTTATGTGCTGCTTCTGGAACTGAGGGCGGAGTGCCTGCAGTTCTACAGCAACCTGGTAATGAGGGACCCGGCGAAGTACGCCAAATACTGGGACGGGTGGAAGGCCCGCGCGGAGAAATAATGCAGGCCGTTCAATCCATTCACGCACAGGCGCCGCTATTCGACAGCAGGCGAATGTTCGCCGTCGAGCCCCACTGGGAAGACGGATTCATCGTCTGCGAGCTGGTTGGCGCGGATTATCTCGACGTCCGCGGCGCGGTGATTCTGGCGCGCGGCCGGTGCTTCGCGTTTGCATATTCCGGTGCCCGGCGATTTCTCGGCAATTACGGTTCGAGGCGTGACGCCAAGGCGGCGGTGATGTCCGCGATCAGGGAGGCAAAGTGTTCATAGTCCCGGCTATTGCATTTGTGGAGATCGGCGTGGATGAGCTGCTGAAGCGGGCCGAGCCGATGGTTTCCGCCGAACTGCACGAGCTGCACGGTCTGGGCGAGGCGCGGCATGACGCCATCGATATAGCGCTGCCGGGTGTCGATGAATTCGAGCGCGGATATCTGCTCGGCATCGAGACGGCGCGCGCGATTGTCGCGCAAATGCCGAATGCGGTCGAAGCGGGGGTGAGTTTCTAAATCGTGGCGTTTACCTCGCTCAATATCGGTTCGCTTTCTCCGGTTGCCACGCCGGATGTCGTCAAAGCTCCGGGCGCGCAGTCGCGCGTGGATGTTGCCGAGCTGGGTGCGACAGGTACGCCGATATTTGGCGGTTTCCTCCGCGAACTGGGCGAGTATAACCCGGAGCTGACAGGGCTTTCGGCAATCGCGCATTACGAGCGGATGCGACGTAGCGACGGCCAGGTAATCGCGACGCTCAACGCGTGCAAGCTGCCGATCCGCGGCGCGGAGTGGGCCATTCAGGAGCCAAAACAGGCGTCGCCCGTTGAGAAGAAGGCAACGGAGCTGGTGAAGTCCTGCCTGCTCGAAGAGCTGGACCTCGACGGCATCATCGAGAACGCATCGTTGATGCTGGATTTCGGCTGTGCCGCGCACGAAGACGTTTACTATATCGACGGCAACAACGTCCGGTTGAAGAAATGCGCGGCGCGGCTGCCCCTTACTTTCTACCGCTGGATCACCGAAGCGAATGGCGACGACCTCATCGCGCTGGAACAGATGGGCTATCGTGGCGGCCAATACCTCACGACGCAAGTGCCGGTGGAGAAGCTGTCACTGTTCACCTTTCGGCAGGAAGGCGCGAACTTCACGGGCCAGTCGCTGCTGAGGCCGGCTTACCAGCACTGGTACATCAAAAGCAATTTGTACAAGGTGGAGGCGATTGCGTGCGAGCGCAACGGTATGGGCGTCCCAAATATTGAGATGGCCGCCGGTGCGAGCGTGGAAGACCGCAAAGCAGCAACGGACTGGCTACAGGCGTTATCCGCCAACGAAAAAACATCCATTCTGCTGCCGCCGCTCTGGAAGTTTTCGCTGACTGGTGTGACGGGCACGGTCCACTCGCCGAAAGATGCGATCGACCACCACAACAGCATGATTTCGCAGGCGGCGCTTGCCAGCTTCATTAACTTCGGCCAGGGCAAGGCCAGCGGTAACCGCGCGTTGGGTCAGACGATGTCCGATTTCTTCTATATCGGGCTGCAGGCGACGGCGAATCAGATCGCGCGCGTGATCAGCGAGACCACCATCAAGCGGCTGGTGGACTACAACTTCGCTGGCGTCATCCATTACCCGAGGTTGATTCCACAGCAGATCATCTCGATGAAGTTCGAGGACGTCGTCTCCGCGCTGAAAGATCTGGCATCCGCCGGCGTGAACATCGTCCAGCCGGATGACGAGCTCGAAGACTGGTGCCGCACGAAATTTGGCGCGCCGCCGCGCGGCAAAGCCCGTCCGCGGCCTGCGGGCGGCGGAAGCGGCGCTGCTCCATCAGGCGACGTAGGCACGCTCAGTGAGGTTTTCAAACCGAAGCGGGCGCCGCGCGGAGCTGAGAAGTTTATGGCACTGAGCGAGATGGCATCGGCGCTCGATAAGGGCCGTGATGACGTCGCCGCGGCGTTGCGCGAGGCGCGGCCTCGGGTGCAGGCGTACATCATCCAGCGGCTCATGAATACACCGGTGCGGAATGCGCACCGTGTGTCCGTCGCTCCGGACGAAAAGCTGGTCGCGAAAATTGAAGGCATCCTTGAAGGGGTCAGCAGTTATGGACTCCACACCGTGGAGGCCGAACGCTCGAAGCAACTCGCGGGCGCGAAGCCGTCCAGCGCCGCCGCCATTCGCGCGGCGGAAAAGCGTGATCCGCTGGGTGTCTACGCAGATGGCGTAGTCAGCGAATACACGAACAACCTGCAGCAACGGGCGGCGAATGTGGTCCTTGACCTCAAGCGCCGCCCGGCAGATAAGACCGCGGGTCAGATGATCATCGACGCCGGCGAGACGCTCGACGATCAGAGCGACGGCTGGATCGATAACGCGGCCGCGAAGGGTGCCAGCGAAGCTTTTGCCGCTGGGCGCAATGACGGCTACGAGCAGTATGCGGATGAGATTTCGTCAGTGCAGTACAGTGCGCTGCTCGACACGAACACTTGCGACACCTGCAGCGGTGCGGATGGCCAGGAAGGCGACACCCCGGACGATGTGCCGGATGTGCCGAATCCCGACTGCGACGGCGGCGATAAGTGCCGCTGTGTGCTGGTTTATATTTTCGGCGACGAAGCAAAGGCGGCCGCATGAGGAAGCTGCTGCTGACCCTCATTTTCTGTGCGCCGGTATTTGCGCAATCGTGCCCTGATGGCTTGACCCTGGTGCAGGGCACGGTGAACGCGCCAGGCGGCGCGACGGGCGTTTCCCGCGCTCTCTCGGGTACAGTTACTGTCTCTGCCCCAGTGGCGATGGCGGCGTTGGATGGCACGCCATTCGGGAAGATCCCGATCGTGTTGAATGTGGCGAAGGGTGTGGTCTCGATCTGCCTTGAGCCAAACGATACAGCAACACCATCGAACACCACCTATGCCGTCGTATATGACCACCACGATGCGCTGGGATCCGCCAGGTGGAACGAGACCTGGTATGTGAGCACGGCGTCGAGGGTCACTATCGGCGCGGCCCGCATTAACGCGCCGCTGCCGATGGTGGCGTCGGTGAATCCGTCCCAGATTGGTCCGCCGTGCCCGGCCGGGCAGGTGATTGGGACGCCAGTCGGCGGGGTGACAACCGGATGTGTGGACGGTACAGGCATAACAGTTCCCCCTTCGTCGGGAAGGTATTGCTGGATAGCTGTGGATGGAGTGACGGGGTGGGCCGCATGCTCGGGATCATCGTTTGACAGCACTACGGGCCTGTTCGACGCGGCCGAGGGTTTGTTCGACAGCAACTGAGGAGCTTATGCGATTGAACTTCATAGTTCTCGGTCTCGCCGCCTGCAGCGCAGGATGGGCGCAGCTTCCATCGATTGACAACCAGACGTTTCCGGCGTTCCGCGCTGCCATGAACACCAGCCTCGGCCTCGGGGTGAATATCAACAGCACCTATTCGAATCCGACATGGCTCACGAGTTTCGCCTGGGGAAAACTTACTAGTATTCCGCAGTTTTTGACACCGGCGAATAATCTCAGCGATCTCGGGAATGTCGCCACTGCGCGGACAAATCTCGGCCTCCGTGGCGCGGCTGTGCTCGACGTCGGCACGGGTACTGATACCGTCGCCGCGGGGGATGATTCGCGGTTCACAAACGCGCGGACGCCCACCGCGCACGCCTCGACACACCAGAACGGCGGATCCGACGAGATAGCGACGGTGGCCCCGGCAGCGAACGCGATTCCAAAGGCGGGCGGTGGTGGAACGATTGCCGCTGGCTGGATTCCGACGCCCGCGAGCCACTCCATTGCCGCGGCTTACACGACGGTGCTTGCCGACGCCAACACGTTTCTTTTCCACCCCAGCACCGACACGACGGCGCGCACATGGACCATCGATAGCCATACGAATGTGCCGTACCCAGTCAACGCCTGCATCACGTTTGTGAACGATACTTCGGCTGGCGTGCTCACTATCGCTACGAGCGACACACTTGTACTCGCCGGCGCGGGAACCACGGGCTCGCGGACACTGGCGGCGAGCGGGATAGCCACGGCGTGCCTAATGCCTGGAAACCGCTGGATGATCAACGGCGCGGGGTTGACATAGATGAAAGCGCTTATCTTTTGTCTACTCGCTTCGGCGGCGCTTGCGCACGCTGGCAGCGTCCAGCAACTGCTTATATCGCAGGGATCGGCGTCCCTGTCTCTCGGATCCGTGGACGTGTTTATTGACGGGAACGGAACCGCAGTCGGTGCGCCGGTAACGACCACGAATCTTGGAACCGCCACACACGGCACCTATAGCGGTTGGAGTATCAACAACTCACCTCCGATGACATTTCACGCGGGGCAGGTCTCAGGGCTACCCGGCTCAGTGACGGTAATCGGCGATACGACATACCCTGCCTCCACTTCAACACAGGCTTTTGCGTACGACCACTCCGGGGGTGGCGGAAGCACTATCCAGATGGGTATTCCTGCGGGGCATCCTGTGTGCGGCTCGTCGGGATGGATTACGCTCACCGAGCCGACAAGCTTGTTTCAGATCTACGACGACCTGGGGCTTTTCGACGGAACTGGCAAATACGCGATGTACCAAATCAACGATGGCGTGCCGTATTTTGCCAATATCGAAAGCGATGCGTCAGGTACCGTCCACTCAGGACAGATCACCGGAATAACGCCTCCAGAGCGCGTCTGGTATACACTCTGGGCATCTTCGACGCCGGTCACGGACGCCATATGCCAGCTTGACCCGCTGCCGCATACGAGTAGTTGCCCCCTCGCCAAGCTTAATCTCTACGCCGCCGGTGCTGGCAGTGCCATCGGTGCGCAAATCGGGAGCACCGTAGAGGGCAAGCTCAACCCAGCAATCGGCAACTGCGGCTACAGTCGGATCGGCAATAACGAGTTCTCCACTTCATCGACAACGGAGCTGTTTGGGCCGCTGTTTTTTCAGTGGACATCTCCCGTTTTTCCAATGATCGCGCAGTAAGCGGGCGCAATGAGAGCGAAAAAGTAAATGTCTGAAGCCATCAAAACTGACAACGGTATCGAGTTCCCGGCAGCGGCATACGCCTATGTGCCGGATGCGGCCGATCCGTCGACGTGGAAGCTCCGGCTGTGGGCCGATCTGGACGCGAAGGCCACACGCGAGCAGCTCGGCGCCACCGCGGCCGCGCTCTCGCCCGGCGGATTCCGCGGGGAGAAAGCCGACATTCCCGCTGCGGATCTGGCGCGGGTGAAGGCACGGATCCGCGCCGCGTACCAGAAGCTCGGTGTGGCGGATGACGAGATGCCGGCTGGTGTGCGGCTATCTGAAGGCCCGCAATTTGTTATTTTTCTGGGCTCGCTTGTTCTTACGGAAAACGGCCAGACACGAATCCCCATCGCGAAGCTCGGCACATTCTACAAAGGCAAGCTGAAGTTTTCGATCACTGCAGATGACGTCGCCAGCCTCGCCGACAATTTCGGCAAGAGAGGCAACGGTGAGGTGGTAATCGATTACGAGCATGCGTCCGAGGCTCCGGAGGTCGCGAATGGCGGCCCGGTGCCGGCGGCCGGCTGGATCACCTCGATCGAGGCGAAACCGGACGCGGCAGGCATCGTGTGGGGTACGGCGAATTTTAACGAGCGGGCGAGGCAGATGATCGACGCCCGTGAATACAAGTATGGATCTCCCGCGCTCAACTGGGGCGCGCGAGACAAGAGCAACGGCGATCAGCAGGGTCTGACTCTCACGAGTTACGCGCTGACTAACACGCCGTTCCTCGATGGAATGCCAGCCATCCGGCTCTCGGATGCTGCATGGTCGGAAACGAAGGGAGAAAACGAGCGAGTGGCAAAAGAAAAAATCATGTGCTCGGAACATCCGAAGACCCAGATGCTGTGCCCGCAGTGCGACAAGGATGAGATCACAGGTCTCAACGCGTCAGAGCACACCCACCAGGGTCCGAAGGTGATCCAGCTTTCGGAAGTGAAGCGTGACGGGAAGGGCAGGCTGGACTTGTCGTCGCTGAGTAATGACGCGGTCGTATCGTTCGCTGTGATTCGTGCGGCCGATGCGGAACGGCTGGCGCTGAGCGAAGTGCAGGCGGCGGTAACTAAAGGCATCGTACTGCCGGCGCAACGGGAGCATTTCGAAAAGCTCGCGCTGAGCGACATCGAGAGCTTCCGCGGCATCGTCGCCACAATGAAACCGCAGGTGGATCTCACGGAACATGGGATCGCCGGCACGGGCGCCGAGGGGAAGACCAAGACCGAACTCCAGAAACTCGACCTCCGGTTGAGTGAGATGGCAACAACCCGCGCGGAAAAGGACAAGGTTTCACCGAGCGAGGCGCTGAAGCGCGTCGCGCGGGACAATCCCGACATCGAACGGCAGCGCACCGAGCTGCTGCGGTTGGTCGAAAAAGGGGGTGAGTAGGTGGCCGGACAGTCAACCCATTTTGTTAAGCAATATCGCATCGAGGATGCGGCGGGTGTCGGGCAGTTCGTCTGCGTGGTGCAGGGCGCGAACGACGGCGGATGCAAGAAACCCACGGCGGCTAACGCGGCGGCTTTTCTTGGAATCACAACAGAGCAGCAGCTCAATCAGAACAGGGGCGTCCCGGTTCAGAAGGGCTTTATCGCCTGGGCGAAGGCGCAAGGCAACATCGCTCGTGGCGATCGGCTTGCGATCGGCAGTGCGGCGGGCGATGTGAAGTCGGTCGAGGCCCAAATCACGGCAGCTCCGGGTGCGGCCGCCGTTGTGAATGTAATTGGTCAGGCGGAAGCATCGGCGGTGGCCGGCGATACCTTCCCGCTCATGATCGCGCCGTGCGTCGTCAACATCGCGGCGAGTTAGTTTCGCGGTTCCGTTTCAAGGTCCGTTTTCGCCCTCCTGGTGAGTAGAAAACGGTCGAGCTTGCAAGGGCGGTCAGACCAGGTATTTCCCGGCGCACGGAACGCCGGGTTCCGCCCCAGGCTGAGGCACACACACGAAAAGGAGGGACTTGACCAGTGCCCAGCATTAGTAATCTGCACGTAGATACCCTGCTCACAAATGTGAGCGTGATGTATCAGAACGATGACGCCGGCTACGCCGCAGACGAGGTGTTCCCGGAAATTCCCGTCGACAAGCAAAGCGACAAATATCCGATTTACGGTCAGGAAAATTTCCGGGCCGATGACGATCTGCGCGCGCCTGGCGGCGAATCGGATGAAATGCGGTGGTCGCTTTCGACCGATCAGTACTACTGTGACGGCCACGCAAAGTCGATGGTGATCCCCGACGAGTGGCGCGAAAACGAAGATGCGGTTCTCGACGTCGACGTCGATACGACGACGATGCTGACGGATCAGATCTTCCTGCGCCGCGAAGTGGATGCGTACAACCAGGTGAGTGCGGGACTCACCGGTGTTGACCTGGCTGGTTCCAAATGGGACAACGATGCCAATGATCCGATTAAGGTGGTCGACGCAGCAAAGGAGACCATCCGCAAGGCGACGGGGATGAAGGCAAACCGCCTTCTACTGCCGGAGCCGGTATACCGTGGCATCCGGAATAACGCGCTGGTGAAGGCCCGCATCTCCGGAGCGCCGACATTTGACGCCTCACTGATCACTCAGCAGCAGCTCGCGACAGTGTTCGGTGTGGAAAAAGTTGTGCTGGCGTCGGCAGTTTATGCAACTTCGAAGGAAGGGCAGACCCAGACGAACGATTACATCTGGGGCAAGAATGCGATGCTCTTCTATAAGCCGCCATCACCGGGCAAGCGTGCCGTCTCACTCGGCTACCGGATGACGTGGAACAAGGGACGTCTCGGCGCTCTCGTATATCGCTTCCGGCTCGACTCGCGCCACTCGGACAAGATCGAGGTCATGCGCTATTACGCGCAGAAGATCGTGGCCGCGGGTGCCGGCGTTTGCTGGAACAACGTCATCGCCTAGAACTTAATCCGATCAACCGATTAAGTTATGGCAGCCGTCATCACATCGATTTCTCCCGTAAGCGGGCCTCCGGGCACGCTGGTAACCGTAGCGGGCAGTGGCTTCGACAGCACTGCCCGCGTGGGGTGCCCCACGCTCGTGGACACGGTCAACACCAGCTCCGCGAGTCTGCAGGCGACGATCCCGGCCGATCTGGCGGGACCGGAGGGCGGCTCGATGATCGTCGTCGTCTTCGTCCAGAATGCGGATGGCAGCTTGAGCAACATGGCGCAGTTCACCGTGCTGTTCCCAGCGGCCGAGCTGCAGGCGTGGACGTCGATCGACCAGGTCTGCGGCGAGATTCCGAATTTCAACCGCGGCGGCAATATTCCCGATTCGACGATCCTCACATGGGTCAAATCGATATCCCAAAGCGTGTCGAGCGTGCTGCTCCGTCGAGGACTGCCGCTCGATCCCACGCAATGGCAGCAACCGAGCCCCTCCAGCGCTTCGCCTTCACCGGCGGCGGTGCTGGAGCAGGTGACCCGCTATGGCGCGGCGGCGCGCCTCGCAGCGGCGATCTCAGGGGGATTTGGCGCAGGGGGCGAATGGGGCCTGACCAAAAATCTACAGGCCGCATTCGACACCGAAATGAAGTCGCTGGAGAGCGGGGGCTACGACAAGTTGTTCCAGCCCGCGGCGGCGACGGTGGAGACGGGGCAGCTCGTGTCCACCGGGAATGCGGTCACATTCAACGGGAGCGCCGGACAGGCGTTCCGGAAAGATCAGGTTTTCTAAGTGGGCACACCTACAGCAACACCGGCGCCCGCGCCGCATCCCGCGATCAATTGGGGTATTTTCCTCGGCCTTCTTGCAATGGCTATTCAGAAGACGGGGCAGGTGCTCGCGCCGGATCATCCGGCTGTCGCAGCCGCGATGTCGGGCGGGGCGCAGGTCCTCGGCGACGTCGACCAGGCGTTACTTGCGTCCGAGGCCGAGACAACCGCGACGGAACAACCGGGCTCGTAAGAGCCCGAGACGAATCCAATTTTGAGAGGAGAAGCAAAAAAGTGAACTTACGAGAAATAGTTTCCGCGATCGCTCTATTGGGCATGTGTCTTTGCCTGATCGGATCCGGTCCGCCCGCGCGGGCGGCAAACTTCGGCGTCACGATCAACCCGATGGTTCTCGTGCACTCCGATGCAACGAAGATGCACAAGCTGGTTTACGTCGCCGAGGCGCTCGCCGCGATGGCATCGCTGGGCGCCGATGGCTACAGCTCGGAAGTCGCGGTCGTTCAGACGCCAGCCTGGCTGCGAAAGCACGGTTACGGTTGTAGCCCGTGCATCGTTGAGAGTAACGCGCTCTTTCTCCACAACGTCGCCGGCGAACAGCAGTTTTCCCAGGCGAAGTTCTGGACATACAAATCGGTTGTCGCGGCCAGCGGTTTCGCTGGTACCTGGGCTATCCACCGCATGCACAAAGACGACGTGCATTCGGATATCGCGAGTATCGTTTCCTCTGGAGCGTCGGCCGCGTTTTTTACATCGATTGCCTTTCACAATCTGCATCTGGCGAGCAGCATAAAGGCGCAGAACGTGATGGCGCGGGCCAGTCCACAGTAAAGGCCGCGTCCGGAAACGGGCGGTTCTGTAGAGGACCGCCCCTTCAGGTGAGTGCCAGATTGCGATCTGACACCGATTTGAAGCAATGTTCCGATTCAAGCTCGACATAGCGGGTGAAGTGCAACTCGATCGCGGGATCGGGCGGTTTGCGGACGGCGTGTCCGACTACCGCCCAATTTGGCCTGTGATCGAGGATGACTTCTATGCCGAAGAGAAAGCGCAGTTCGCGTCCGAGGGCGCGGAGGGCGGCGAGCCGTGGCAGGCGCTTTCTCCGGAGTATGCGGGCTGGAAGGAAGCCCACTATCCGGGGATGCCGATTCTGCAGCGGACCGGCGATCTGGAGCGATCGCTGACATCGCCGAGCGATCCGAACGCGGTGAAGATCGAGGGGCGCAAGTTGCTGACGCTGGGGACGCGAATCCCCTATGCGATCTATCACCAGTCGATCGACCCGCGGACACGGTTGCCGCGGCGGCCGCCAATCCAGTTGACCGCGGCATTCAAGACCGGTGTGATGCGGCACCTGCAGAGCTATCTGGTGCAGATTGCGACACAGGTGGGGTTCCGGGCCGGGCTGACGCCGATACAGGCCGCGGCGCTGAGCGCGCGCTCTGGCGGCGGCGCCGGAATTCCGCCGCGGCGGTCGCTGGAGAGCCGGGTGCGGCGTGCGGATCATGCGCCGGCGGGTTACAAGCGCGTGTCTCCGCGCATAGGGGCACGCGCGTGATGGGCGAACGGAACGACTCCGCTCGGACTCAATCGACAGGAAGGCCGCGACGGATTGCAGGCGCCTGTACGAAAGGGCTGGTCGTAATGGCGGCAGCGGTGTCGTTGCTTCGAGGGGACTGTATTCGTTTGATGGAGAACTTGCGGCCGGGCACCATCGACCTTATTCTCTGCGATTTACCGTATGGGGTTACAGACTGCAGTTGGGACCGGGCGATTCCGTTTGAACCGCTCTGGCAGGCTTACGGGCGGCTTTTAAAAGAAAACGGCGCAGCGTTGCTGTTCGCCCAGCAGCCATTCTCCACGCAGCTCGCGGCGCGGGCTTCAGCAGGATTGAAACTCCGGTACGAATGGATCTGGGACAAAGGCGCGATGACTGGCTTTCAGAACGCCAACCGCATGCCGATGCGCAGGCATGAGAATGTGCTCGTCTTCTATCGCCATCTGCCCACCTACAATCCGCAGGGCGTGGTGGCGTGTGCCGGCGGCAAAGTCCGCCGGCGGAAAACGGCGCCGGTCTCCGAAGTTTACGGGCGGATACGAAAGCGTGTTGAACAGCAGCGTACCGGATTTCCCGGATCAATCATCGCCTTTCATCGCGAGCGCAATGCCTTGCCCTGTCAGAAACCCGTGGCGCTGCTCGAATATCTGATCCGGACGTACAGCAACCAGGGCGAAGTTGTCCTCGATAACTGCATGGGAACGGGCAGTGCGGGGATCGCGGCGGTCCGCGCGGGACGGGCGTTCATCGGCATGGAGATGGATGCGGCGCGATTTGCACTCGCGCAGCGGCGGATCGGGGAGGCGCAGGGATGAGGAGACTTCGCGCGCTTGATCTGTTCTGTTGTGGTGGCGGCGCGTCCATGGGGCTCTACCGCGCCGGGTTTGATGTGACGGGTATCGACCACAAGCCACAGCCGAAGTATCCGTTTCGCTTCATTCAGGGCGATGCAACCAATCCGCCAGTAGATTTGGCTGGGTTCGACTTTGTTTGGGCAAGTCCGCCCTGCCAGGCGTTTACATCACTTCGAAACCTGCAAACGACCCAGCACGGCAGGAAGGAGTATCCGAATCTGATTCCGGCTACGCGCGCGTTGCTGGTTGCCGCCGGCACTCCCTATTGCATTGAGAATGTGCCCGGCGCGCCGCTTGGCGATAGCGGTCATCTCCTGATGCTCTGTGGAAGCATGTTCGATTTGCATGTGCCGGACGGCAGTGCCGAGTTACGCCGCCATCGTTATTTCGAGACGAGTTTCCCTGTCTCTCGGCGGCCACAATGCAAACACGGGAATCGCGAGTCCCTGTCCGTCACGGGTAATGGTCTGGATTCTAATTCGGATCGATGGAAAAAGCGGAAGGCTCAGGATCAGATCCGCCCCTGTATCAGTGTCGTGGGCTATGGTTCTCCCCGGGTGTGGAACAGAGATCACGCCAATAGCAATCGGCGGGCGATCACGATTACAGGTGCTACGCCGCAGACGAATGAGATCCGAAATCTCTCACGGCGGACGTTCTCAATCAATGATGCGCGAGCTGCGATGGGTATCTCATGGCTGCCGATGAAGTGGTTGTCGCAGGCAATTCCGCCGGCCTATTCGGCCTTTATCGCTTGTGAGTGGCTCGCAACGGCTAGAACGGCGGTGGCCTGATGTCTGAACTGATCAAACCCATCCTCGATCGCTTTGCGCTGCTGCTGAACACGATGACGATGCCCAATGGGCTGACGCCATTCGCCACCATCGGACGGGCATGGACGGGGCTTCTGGTAAACCCGCCGGGCGCATGGGTGATGCCCGGACGGACCGCGTTCCCGAATCAGGGTGAAGGTACGACACGCAGTCAGATTCACGCGATCACAATTCGGCTCGGGCTCACGGGAGCGGATCCGGAAGAGCTGACGGCGCGGGCGCTTGCATACGTACAGGCGGTCGACGCCGCGATCGAGGAGCTGCTCGACGTGAGCTGGCCGGATTTTGTGAAGTACGTGTATGTCGTAGAACACGATTACGGCTCGATGTGGACGAAGGGGCAGGGGTCCGTTGCAATGTGGCCGGACATCCATTGTCAGGTGGAAGTTGAGGAGTTGCGATGAATAAGTACAAAGTCATTTTGCCGATCGATGTTGACGGTGAAATTTACCAGCACGGCGCGATCGTCGAGCTGAAACCCGAAACCGCTATGTTGTATCGCCACGCGCTGCAGGCCGTGGTCGAGAAAGAGGAGACAGCCGATGGCCGGAACAGCTAAGGGATACGACATTTCAGCAATCCACCAGGGACCGGGGGATTTGTGGATTATCGGCACGCCGCCGACAGACACAACGCAGCGGCTCACACTGAACGCCACTGACGGGACGCCGGATGCCACCGCGCATCCTGCGAGTGTTTGTCTCGGCACCACCGAGAGCGGCATCACATTCACCATAAAAGTGAAGGCGGCCGATATCAAGGTCGACCAGGCCGAGGCGCCGGTTGACAACTATTTGGAGGAACTCGATGCATCGATCGAGGCCGAGCTGAGTCAGCAATCGGTGGATCTGCTGCAAAATGCGCTGACAACCGGCGTCTATTCCACCGCCTCCGGTTACAAGCAGTTGACTTTCGGCGGCATCTCGATCGTCCCATCGTTCGCAATCGCGGCGATCACGCCGAAGCGGACAGGTACGAATCTTTATATTGTTTCGCTTCTCTACAAGTGCAATTCGAAGGGCGGCCTGACCATCATGGCGAGCCGGAGCAAGAAGAGCACACACAAGGTCCAGTTCACCGGGCTCGCGGATCTGGCGCGCACGGTCGGGCGGCAAATCGGCGTGCACTACGAGACGCTGACGTAGATCTCCGGAGAACATCATGGACAACGCTCAAATCTGGCGGGAGAAGGCCCGCCAGTCGGCGGCTGGTGAAGCCTCCGACCTCAAACTGCCATCGGGCATGGTGATTAAGGCACGGCGGCCGGGTCCGTCGATGCTGGCAGGCTTCGGCATGTTGCCAATGAGCCTGGCTGTTTCGAAGGAGGAACAGGCGGAAATGACGGGTGAGCAGGTGGCGGCCTTCGCCGAATTCCTGCGAGACCTGCTCGTTTATTGCGTCGTCGAGCCGGCGATATCGCTGAGGCCGGAGGCCGGACAGATCCATCCGCGCGACATCCCGAACGGGGACACAAACTTCATTCTTGCCTGGGCAATGAGGGGGTCAGAGGCGGCGCGCCTCGACACCTTTCGTCCACAGTCCGGCAATGGAAAGCATCGTGATGGCCGCGCGAGAGTTTCGCGTAAGGCCGTCAAATCTGCTCGCAATTGAGGATCCCGTACTCGCCCTTAACTTCGATCTGGCTGGCTTCGGCGTGCTGCAGCGAATCAAAGAAGCAGAGGCCGAGGAAATCCTGAACCGACGATGAATACAGCCGAATTGCTGTTTAACATCTCCGCGAACTCCGATGAGGCGCAGGCCAATATCGAGAAGTTCCGCGCCTTTATGGCGGGGGACCTCGAAGCCATTACCAGCAACTTCACCGGCTTCGCGTCGACGGCAACGGCCGCTCAGGAGCAACTCGCGACTGCGCTTAATGAGGCGACGCAGGCCGAGGAAGCGCAGACGGCCGCGACGGAGAGACTCGCGGCGGCACACGGGCATGCGGTCTCCGAGATTCAGGCGACCAGCGGCGCGATCCGGTTGCTGGAAGGTAGCGGCGGAATCCGGGCGGTCGAGCGGTTTGTTGCGACGACGCTCGGGATCGGGCCGGCCATGCAGGCGATTTTTCCGATCGTCGGTGCACTGGCATTTATTGAAATCATCGGGAAAATGGGCGAGAAGGTTTACGAGCTTGCCCAGCAATGGAATCCGGTGTATCAGGCGGAGCAGCGTGTCATTGAGACGGCGAAGGCGATGCAAACAGAAATTGCAAAGCTCGGCGAGGAGCTGCAACGTCTCGATTCCGAGGCACTGACGCGGGCGATAGGCAAGCCCGCAGCTGCGGTCGATGAAGCCGATAAACTGCTGCGAACCAAAATCACAGCCGACAAGGTGATGATCGCGAGCCTCAATCTGGAGTTGCAGACTGCTCAACAGGCAGTCGAGGCGGCAAAGCAGGCCCAGAACGAAACTGACGCCGGGATGCTCCTGACCGCGCGTGACGCGGCACTCAAGGATATTGTTGCGATCAACGCGCAGTTAAGCGCCTTCCAGGTGGACCTCGAAGTCCAGGAAAGGCGATCCCAGGCACTTATAGCAGAGGGCGCGCAAGCGCAAATCAAACAGAACGAGCAAGCGGAGAAGGCCGCCGAAAAGGCCTCTGGAAGTTACTACGGTCTGACCAGTGTCCTGGACTCGCTGAAATCCAAGATCGCGGACAACGGAACCGCCTGGGACAAGCTGGCAAACGAAGTTGCCCGCTATCAGGAAGAAAGTGCCAAGGCGCAGACTGAGCTGAAAAAGCTCGAAAAGGCCGGCACGATTACATCGACATCCGTGCGGCAGCAAACCGCCGCATTGGCTCAGATCCCCGCACTCATAGGGCAATTGGTTGCCCAGACCACGGAGAAAATCAAACAGGCCGAGCTGACGGCGTGGGGCGAGGCTGTCACAAAGAGCGCCGAGGTACAGGAAGAGTTCACTTACCAGCAGCAAAAGGCTGGTGAAGCGCGTGTGGAGGTAGACCGCGAAATCCATGATCGGATGGCTACGAATGAGGCCCAGAGTTACGACCAGCAGCGCAGCAGGTTCATCGAACAGCAGAACGCCTGGGCTGCCAGTCTCGCGAAAAAAACTGCGCTAACCGACGAGGAGTGGGCTGAGATTGAGCAGATTACTGCCGATGGCCTGGCAAAGATCGATCGCACCCAAACCACCGCGTGGGAGCAGGAGATCCGGAAGCTTCAGCAGCATCTTGATTCAGTCGTTGCCAGTGTTTCAACCGGGCAGGACAAGATCTCGGCGCAATACCAAAAGGACCTGGCCCAGTATTCAGACGTTGAGCTGCAGAAGTCGCTGCTGACGGCAAAGAGCGAGGCTGAGCGTGCTTCGATCCGGCAGCAATATGCAACGATCACGACCGCAATCACGAAGAAGTACCAGAACGATCTGACAACACTGTTGAATTCGCAGGGATGGCAGGGGGTATTTGGCAGCGGATTTGCCCAGATGATCCGCGGCAACGCACAGCTCTACCAGCAATGGGAGCAGAGCGCCGACCAGTCGCTGCTGATGGTAAAGATGTCGCTCGAAGCGCTGAACGAGATGGCGCAGAAAGCGTTCCAGTCGATGGTGCAAGCCATGGGGCAGAGCATCACACAGGCCTTCGTTTACGAAAAATCGATTGGGCAGGCAATGCGGAGCGCACTGGCGTCCGTACTCGAAAGCTTCGCCGGGCAGGCTGCCGCCGCGGCGCTGATGGCCGCCGCTTGGGGATTCTATGACCTCGCTTTCGGCGACTATGCGGATGCAGCCCTCGATTTCACCTCGGCTGGAATATTCGCTGCTGTGGGCGGGGCGGCTGCCCTCGCCGGAAGGGCTATCGCGCCGTCTCAGAACGCCTCCAGCGCATCGGCGACGACGGCCGCGGCCGCGAGTGGCGCCTCGGACGCGGCCGCGTCCACAGGGGCAGCTTCAAGCACTACGCCACAGCCAACGGTACACGTTTACATCTCGGGACCTATCGTCGGGATGAATGGCGGCCAGCAGTTGGCGGACATTATTAACCAGGCCGTTTACAACAACGACGTAACACTCTACGCCTCGCATAACGCACAGGGGGTGCCGCTGGGATGATGGCGATCCGTGGCTACGTTGTGGTGGTGAAGACATGGGGAGTCTGCGGAGGAATACCGCCGCGGATCATGTCCGTTACAGATTCCACGGCTATTTCGGTCGAGCGTCATCGATTCTCGCAACTCAAGGCCAAGCTGGCTGAATTATCCGGCGGGGCGATCTTTCGAAACAAGAGCATCGTGAAGGGGCGAAACATTTAGGATGGGCGCGCCCTTTATCAACTACATTCCGGCCGGCGCTGCTGTCAGCCTGAACTTCAAAAATGGACCACTGGACTTTCTCGCCCAGGATTCCGGCCGCGTACATGACAATCTGTCGACGTCGGGGATCCGCGAGCGTTTGCTGGAGAAGGTTGACATCCTGATTTCCTTCACGATGCCGGCGCTACTCGTGGGTGACGACTTTACCGACTGGAAAAACTTCTACGCGTGGGCGATCGGTGGCGGCACGTTTTCATTTGCGCCAAACGTGAGTGTTCTATATGCGCCGGCGCCATGGAGCGGCGGCGTGTATTTCTTCACCTGCGTGCTGGAGGATGACAGCTTCGCACCGAAGCGGGTGGGACTGCGGCGCTATTCGATCGACTGTAAATTTCGCGTTTTTAACGATGCCCTGACGCCGGCGAACGCAGGCATGGTGACCGAAGCCTTCTGGGGAGATCAACCGCTGTGATCAACCCAACAACGGCATGGACGGCCGCGAACGCGAAGCTGGCGAAGAAACCGATATACATCTTTGCAATCGGTGGACAGACGACGGTTTACGCGACGCACGATCTGGCAAAGGAAGGCATCACCGGTACGCTGCCGGCATATGAGCCCTGGCTGAAGATTATGCAGGGCGCCTCGCAGTCGATCGACGTACAGAGCGGTACATCGAGCATTGGCGAACTGCAGTGCGAAGTGGTCGACGTCGGCGGCGCCGTCCGGACGCTCGTCGGTACCACAACCCTCGAAGGCTCGACGGCAACACTGACGGTCGGATATCCGGGCCTCGCCTACACCGATTTTGTCGTGCTGCACATTTACACGCTCTATAAGATCGTTCCGCAGACAGACTATACGAGCTTCCTGTTCAGCTCGCGCGATGTGCAAATGGATGCGAAGCGCACGATTTGGGACCATCCGATCAACGGATCTCCGCTTTCGGCGGACAACCCCTGGATCATTCAGGGAACGCCGTGCGAAATCATTCAGGCGATCTGGGTGCTGGGGCTGAACAACGATGTCGCGCAGATCGACCGCGCGACGATGGTCCAGCTCGACTCGCCGGCGGAAGGCATTTATTCGAGTGCGCGGCCATTCCGCTTCGAGATGGTTGAGCCGTTCCAGGCAAAGCAGTTTCTGCAGGATCAGATTTTCAAGGCGGCCGGGATGTATCCGGTGGTCACTAACACCGGGCAATATTCGGTGCGGGCTTATCGCCCCTTCGCGGCCGGGCCGGCGCCAGTGTTTGCTTTCAGCCAGGACAACGTGACGGTGCTGCCGGGCTATGACCGCGCGCCGATCCTGAACGACTTGTTCTGGCAGCTCGACGCGGATACGCAGCAGAACTACTCCACTTCGCTGCTGTACCTCGACGCGACGAGCATCAGCTCATTTGGGCGATCGAACGAAAGGCAAGTGCAATCGGACGGCCTCCGGACGGAGCTGGGCGCACAGTGGTTCGCGCAGGATATTTCGCAGCGAATGTTTGCGCGGTTCGCGGGAACTACTGGCTTGCGCGGCGGCGCGCCGCTGATCAGTGTGCAGGCGTTCTTCGCCACGCTGCCGGTGTGGGTGGGGGATTACGTCACGCTAAGCCATCCGCAGATGCCCGATTTGTTCAGCGGCGCGCTGGGCGTCAGTAACCGGATTTTCGAAGTGATCGACCGTTCGCCCGATTATGCGAACGGACGCATGCAGTACAAGCTGTTGGACACAGGGCTCACGGGCGCGGCGCCGGCGGCGCGGATCGGCGCCGCGGTTATCGGAACCGACGTAATTTACTGAGGAGAAAGTATGCCAGGGAAAACCAAAAAAAGTGAAGCAACCCAGACGCCACAGCAGCAGGTGTTGATCGTTCCGGAAATCACACTGCGGGCGGATTCGGAGATGGCGCGGCGGATTATTTACCTTGCCCATCATCAGATCCGGCCGACTTCGTTGACGCCGGAAGAGCGTACGGCGCTGGCGGTGAAGGTACGCGAATTCGAGATGTACGAGGATGCGATCGCAGCCACAGTTGCGGAATAGTTTATGTCCCTTTCCCTGAGCGCCCAGCCGGGCTTTACCGACATCGCCGACTCGACGTGGGATAACGGCAACGCTATCACCGCTCCGAATGTGAAGGCGCTGAACGCAAATGCGCAGTTCGGCGCTGTGCGAAACGAGCAGTTCTGGGGATTCTATCGGGATAGCGAAACCGTGGCAACGCCGGTATCGCCGGCGGATGGCTACGCGTACTCGCGGGCCGAGCTGCGATATACCTGGTCGATTTTCTGGACAGGGTCAGCCTCCGGAGCGCTGAACGGCACACAGGCAACTCCGAGCCGTGGAGCCAGATCGGGCGGCGGCACGCTGCTGGAGGTGGGCTTCAATGTCGATCAGGCGACGGGCGGCGTCGCCTGCACTGTCGATTACTTTTCCGGCACGCAGACCAACACCCACGACGGGATTTTGATGGTGACGACGCACGCACAGCGCGATCGATGATCATTGCTCCAAACTTCCGGAGGCCGAATGTGGTGGCCGGGTTCTCGATGGATTTCGGGACTGGACTCGTTCCACTGCTCTCAAAAGGGCTGCTGTTCGCGCAGGGTTTGGCCTTCGTAATTTTCCTATCCACTCCCGCCGCGCCGGCGAACCAGTTCAGTTATTTGGCGTGCAATAGCATCGCCGGGCTGTACTGGACTACAAATCCAGATGGCACGACCGCCGGCGATGCCGTGATCGGGTGGGTGCTGACCAATGGCTCATCCGTGATTGCGGTGAGCCACCAGTCGATCACCAATCCGGACGGGACCCCAGGCGGAATCGGGGGCGCGGGCACGGGGACGGTGATTGTGCCACCCACACCGATCTCCGGCGTAGCGTCGGTGGGTAGTGGCACGGTGACGTGGCTGCCGATCACATTCGCGCCGGGGGCGGATGCCAGTTTCGTCGTGGTGGCAACACTTCAGGTGCTCTACCGGGACGCGACTGTCGGTCCGACTGCGCATTTGACTGCGGCGCTCGCAAGCGGCGTGGCATCGGGGACGGCGGTGACACTGGCGGTGGACGTCGACCTGACCGGCATCGTGCATGCCGGCGACTGGATTCTCGCGGGCGGCGAAATGATATTTGTCACAGCCGACGCAACATCGGGGGGCGTGCCGGCCGAGCGAGCACTGGGGCTCACGACAGCGGAGGCACAGGCGATCGGCGATCCGATTTATCAGCTCATTCCAAAACTCTGGTCCTATTCATTTCCGCTGGATTTTTTTGCGCCCGGCGGGCTGGGCGATCAGTGGGGTCCGACCGAGGCATTTCCGGACGCAGACATCGAGCTGTTCAATATCGTCGTTTATACGATCGAGGGCGCGGAATCAGCCGAAGGCCCGATCAACTATTCACAGCGCTCCGGATTGCTCGCACACGCGCGGACAGGTTCGGTCTCATTAGGCGCTGTGGGCCTCACGTTTGCGGGAGATCCATTTCTGTATTGATTTTATGCCTACTACTCAAGCGTCAATCTCATATGCCGAGGCACTCGGCCAACAGATGTCGATATCGGCGTTCGACGTCGACATCAAGCAGTCAGGGACAACGGACTACACCGTCAATTACCAGCAGGCAGTCTCTGCCTGTGCGACAAAGGGTAATCGCATCTTTTTTCCCGCGGCGCCGAGCGGCTACATCCTCACCGACACCCTCGATCTGGGTTCGAACATGGAAGTCTATGGCGTCAAAGGCAAGATTAGCGGATTGGGTGACCCGTGCACTGGCACGCAGTTTATCTGGGGCGGCGCGCCCAACAAGCCCATGCTGCGTGCATTTGGCACCAGATCATTGATTCTGAGAGGATTACACCTCCACGGCAACCAAACGGCTGGGTGTGTCGGCCTGCTGATCGACAGCACGAATACGCCGGTGTCGAGTGGCAACAGCTTCCGGGATTTAGTGATCGAGTACTGCGGCGCTCCGGCATGGCCAGGCGGTTTTGCTGCGGATGGGATTGCGATCCAGATCGGCTCAACTCTATCCGGCTTCCAAATGGACTCCACCTGGTTTCAGGACGTCGTGATTTCCCTCTGCCATACGGGGTACCGTTTCAACTCTGCGAACTCCGGGCAGGGCTCCTACATCATCGGCGGGCAAATCACTGAAGTTACCAAGGGCATTCATATCGACCGAATAGGCGGCCTCCTGACCGTCCTGGGCGTGACAGGATCTTTGACTCGACCGAATCCAGGCGACGAGTGCGCGTGGTTCTACGTGGACGGGACGCACGGCGGCCTGCATTCTCCGATTGAACTTAACAACTGCCAGGTAGAGGCTGGCTTTGGGAAGTTCCTGCTGGTGGACACGGGGGCATTAAACGAGGGGAGCGGTCGTGCTATCACGCTCCGGAACTGCGGCGTGAACCATGAGATCGAAATCCGTGCCACCTGTACGATCCGTCTTGAGAGTGGTTATTCTACGTCGGATATGCTCCTGTCTGGCGACAATGTGACGGTGACGTCGAGTGGGTTTGCTTTTGACGATCCAGCGATTTACGGGGCGTCTCCTTTTTCGACCGGACATGTCGCCGTCACAAACGGCAGCGCTGCCATCCAGCTCATAATTGGTGGCTATCTGGCGGCTTCCTGCACGCCTACTGCGACGCTGCTGCAGGTCGCAGCCTCGCCGTATGATTACGTCGTCGGCAAATTCTATACGCTCGACAATGAGATCGTTCAAGTCACTGCGCTGACCGATGCGACACACGTAACCGTGCTGCGCGCCCAACTCGACTCAGTCGACGCATCGCACAGTCCGGGCATCATGAACATCTATGACCCGGTGTCGAGCGGGGGTGTCTGGGATGACTGGCACAATCGGGCAACGATCACATTTGATGGTGGAGCAACCAATTACATCCTCACGGTTACGGACTTCTTCACCGGCACGCTGGATCGCAACTATGCGGGGACGACAGACCCCGCTTCGGCTTATCTTTTGACCGCTCCGATTCGGGAGATTGTCGAGGCGGGGATCAATGACTTTGTGCAGCGTCTCGGGCCGTCAGCACCCGGCGCCGGACAGGATTTCGATACCAACATTGCGAGCTTTGCGGCGGCGCGTTTTCGCGGCGTCGCAGGTGGTGATGCAAATCCCTATATTCGCTTCGAGAACGTCCCTGCCGCAACAGCATGGGATCTGCT